CCGTGTGCGAAATTTACCTCCCCAAGAAGGCGGCAAAGCTGTGCCATAGATCACTGGCTCTGCATATTCAACATTATTAGTCACAACACCGTTAACCGTGTCTGGCTGCCATCCACCTTGCAGCCTCGCCGTTTCTCCAACTGGAGTCTCTATAACCAGCCTACGATGGGCTTCAAGAGTCACGACGCGAACAGTTTTATCAATGCTCTCGCGCAAATAGTCACCAATTTCATCAAGTGGGATTTCTTTTGCCATTGCTATGCCCTCAACACAATGTTGTAGGTCAAATCAACGCCAGTAAATTCCTGAATGCGCACCTCAATAATTTGGTGGACAACAGAACTGATCACAATCTGATCGGTCACAGTTGGTCCTGACGTGAACTCGCTTGCTGGGACAAGCAAAACCTTGTCGCCAGACTGAATCAGTTCGTTCGCCTCCCGTAAACTGACATTGCTCAGAATGCCTTTGTGCTCTGTGTCTGTAGTGGTTTCGCCCACAGTGCCATCGGTCACGTTGTAAGACCCTGCAGTAATTAAACGAAACGTTACGTCAGTGCCAATTTTAGCGAACGCTTTAGGCAGCGTTTTTGCAATTAGATCTCCTAAGGCCATGCGTCAGGCTTTGTAAAGGAACAAGCCAGAGCCACTGGCACAGGTCACAGACGTGAACCGCACATAAATTTCAGTACCAGCAGCAATGTCCATGCTGCTTAAGGCATTGCCTGAAATTTGCTCGCCCGTCATTGCGCTGATGGTTGTGTCTTTATAGGCAACAAAACCGACAAAATCGCCAGCATGTGCCTGGTCATCTGAAACGTGCTCAAAAGCAACAACGTCATAACTCATGCCCATGTCAACTCCGTTTAATTGCAATGTTCCCCGGCCCGCTTATTCTAAGGCCTGTCAAATATCGCTCAACAATTGGCGGGATACGATCTGCGCCCACAGCGCCGAAGAAATTAGGCGTGATGTTGATCGAACCTACCTGTAAATTTTGGAAATCCTCAAGACCGCTTAAGGCCAAGCCATCAACATTGTTTTTTAGATAGACCGCCAGCTCAACTTGCGCACGCTTTACCTGGTCAGGTATTTCAGTCGTTGTGTAGTAATCAACAACTGAACGAAACGCAAAGCCAAAGCTATAGACCGGCGTGTAGGTGTCAGGCTTACGCACGCCATCACGCGGCCATTGCAGGGCCTGCGTATTGGTTGCCCTTGCACCTAAAAATCGTTCACGGTCAAGACGTTGTGCAGCAGTTGCCAGTGCCCGATTTCTTGTGTCATCAGTGCCTGTAGACCACTTAGACACATCTGTGCTTGACACCATTGCGTCAACTAAATCGTTCGCGTCACTCAGCGTTATGTAGCTGTTGGCGCTTGCGCCTCCCACCGTTGCGTCGATTGTTACTGCCATTGGATGCCTTGTCAGTGCCTTTTTCTGATTCTGACTTGTCTTGAGAAATAAGGCTGGCCGCCTCCTTAGAAGCAGCCAACCTTTCTTTCATACGCCGGAAAGCGTGTAGAGCCATCAGTGTGTGCCAGAAGGCATTGAGTACAGGGTGACGGCCTCTGACGAACTGGTGACATTAGTCACTTCGCCAATAAACTCCCGTGAGGCAGCATGGGCGACGGTGTTCGTGTTGTCCGATTGCAAGGTGACACCAGTGCCACCCGCAAGGGTCATCGCGTGAGTCGCGGCTGCTTCATTCCGCAGAATTAGACGGAAAGAAGACCCAACCCTGCAACCTGCGATCTCTGCAACGATTGCCGCTGCTGTCGCAGTGGTTACGGTGCGACCTGCGCTGGGCGTCATGCGGACAAGAGAGTCAACAGACTGTGCAGCGGTCAGGGTGGTTGCTTCGTTGCCTGCTGCAACGACAGTAATGCCAGAAACTTCGCGAGCGAAGACTGGCGATTCAAGCTCAAAAATTGAAGCCATGATCAGTTACCTCCGGGTCAATCGTGGTTAGAAACAACTGTTGCCCGAACAATCCCGATGTTCTTTGTCTCGTAAACCAGCGACCAGTTGGACGCAGTTTCGAGTTGAGTTCGGGTCGGGTTGGTTGTAGTGACGCCCCACTTGATTCCCACTGGGTGGTAGAGGTAGTGAAGGTCAAATGAGACAGCTGATTCCTTAGCTAAGATGTCTCTATCAGTTTCAGTGCGTAGCGCCTGCTGTTCACCAGTGCCGACAGCGCCGGGAGTGAACATGTAAACGCCGTACTCAGTAGAGGCACCGGAGCCGGTTTTGGGGATGTCATCTGACACGACGACACGCATGCCCATGTATTCAGCAACAACAGGGTTGCCAAAAGTGTTGGACATATCGCCGCCTGACTGAGTGGTGGTTGTGCCACGCACGTCAGAGGTGTCGATGTAACGCAACGCGTTGCGCTCTTCCAGGTCGTAGTAGGTAGAGCTGTGCATGGCAATCACGCTCAGCTTGTCCCCTTGGTCGCCCAGCAATGCGCGAGCACGAGAAACAGTGCGGCTGCTCAGGATCGCAGGAGTATCGCCAGACTCCGAGTCCAGGCACAGATCAAACAGAGCCGATGAGCTGCTGTTGCTGTTCAAAGAACCAAAAGCACCCTGCAGGGTTGAAATCAAATCTTTCTGCTTTTGGTGCGCGATGTATGCACCAAGCTTGTTGCCGATAGCAGCTTGCAGATCAGTGCCCGCCGCAAGGCTGGCCATGTCACGCGTGGAGAATGCGTCTGCCCGGTGCAGCACAACTCCAATCTGCTTATCAGCAGTAATTTTCTTGGGTGTCAGCGATGTGCTGTCACTCATAACCTCAAAGTCACCAGTCAGGTTGGCTTTGATGTTTGGGATGTTGACAAAATCACCACCATCCTCCGAGGCATTAAGAGCTGCGAGAGGAGCAACAACACCGGACTGCAGAAACTTGTCCTGATTTGTCGTCTGCTCTTCAACGTAGCCCGTAAAAATCTCGGGAATGATAATGTCCGACCTTCTGGTGGCCATAACTTTCCGAATAGATGAACAGGATTAGCGGGCGCAGCCCTAAGTCACTCGGCGCAGCTTTGTGACTATCAAATAAATCTTACCGTGTCTTGTATTGCTCCGCAGCTCTTCGATAAGCCATCCAACGCTCACGACCCTCTTGCTGATAAATGTCGTGCTGCTTGTCTTGTCGGCCTTCCGCAAACAGCTTGATTACTTCAGGATCAAGATTTGACGTGCCGGGGTTAACGCGAGCAGTTGGGGCACCGCTGCCATTAGGCGTTTGCTCTTTGAGAATGTAGCGACGTTCTTCTGAGAACTTGCTTCGCGCCCAATCCTGGATGCCAACTGGCAAAGGTCCGCCATCATCAACCATTGGTCGACCGTCTTCAATTTTGATTTTGCGCGGATCAATAAAATTGTTCAGCACCAAGTCAGGGTCATGCACAACCTCGCTCAGCGCAGCAATAGCAGGATTAATTAGCTCTAAATTTCTGACCTTTTCCTCCAGACCAGCAATTAGCTTGTCTTTTGCCTCAAGTGCTTCTTTGAACTGCTGCTGCTTGACCGTCAAAGCTTCGTCGTACTTGCCTTGACTTTCGAGTTGCTTTTGCTCGGTGCGTTGCTTGAACTCAAACAGCTCTTGTACGTCAGTGCCTGGCGGCAAAGAAGACAAACGACCTTCAATGTCTGCAAATTTTTTCTTTTCGTCAAGCAGTTGTTTGTTTTTTGCGTCCATTGCGTCGATGCGCTGCATCAAACGCTGGATCTCTTGGCTTTGATCTTTCTGTTGCTCCGGCGCAGCCGAATCAATGTTCAGATCAAGTGTTCCGTCATTAGGCATGTGTAACCCGCAGGGTTATTTGCGCCCTAATACTATTACCAGAGAAACCGATTCGCCCAGTAAGCGCCAGAAGTTCGCCCGCGTTTGATGTTGGTTGCGTGCCTTTTTTTCCATGCACCGCGCTTTTGCGCATCTGCTTGGCTTTCGCCCTCACGCTTTGGAAACCTGTCTGCGCCTTGCAAACCAAAACGAATCAATCGATCGCTGCCGTTTTCTCTGATGACCACTGCTGCTGCATATTTTGGATGTCGCGGCGTCATTTTCGGTTTGCCGTAGCCCTCAAACCTTCCACCGTCTGGGTGCTCAATGGTCATTTGCCTTTCTTGCTTATGGCCAATCGATGCGCCTCTGTGAAGCTGATTCCTTCTCGCATTTTGCGTTTCATGTAATCCATGTGCGCTTTTGTGTGCCCATGCGTCTCCTGATGCCGTCGTAAGGCATTTTTTTGACGCGTGGTTAGCTTCATGGCCTTAGCTGCAGTTGTTTATTTGCGCTTAGTTGCCTTGCCTGTTTTGGCTGCCTTGGACAACTCAGACCTAGGTTTTAAGACTGCGTTGCCTGTCGCCTCAGATTTGATGCGAATGATTTCGTTGGTTTCAGTGCCAACTCGCACCACTTCACCACCGGTTGGGCCACGCACGACATGACGACCAGCGCCCTTGACGCTGACAACTTCGCCATAGGTTCGCTTGCCTTGGTAGAGCCAGCTAACGCGATCACCTTTTGCTGGGTTGTCTCTCACTTTTTCTTGCCTCCCTTTTTTTTCTTCTTGGGTGGACGGCCAGCCTGTGAGCCGTAGGTGCCTGGGCCTTTAGGCATTAGAGCACAGCAGATACCAAGATTTTAACTACAAAGCTGCCGCAGAGCCAAAGAATCCGTCTGCAATCATTTTTTTGAACGCTTTCATGCTGCTTGTTTTTTGGGCAAAAGCTCTAAAAGTTGCTCGCTGCTCAAAAGGGATGTCTTGAATTAGCAACGCCAACTCACGAGAAATTTTTGGGTTTTCAAAATCCATCAATCACCGGTCCATGTTTCAAAAATTACATTGTCACCATTAAACCTAGTTGCAGGGACAGGGCTAATGCCCTCAATGCTGACAAGCGAATTACGGTTCAAGATAACCCAGTAATCCTCACTACCGCCACGACCGTAATTTGCCATGGGGACTTGATAACCGTCATAACCGAGCGCCGCAGCAGCCTCGCCAATGTCGTTCAAATCTTCGCCAAATTTTGCTTTTGCATCTTTTACAACTTGCAGACTCCATTTTTCCCACTCATTATGAGCCTCCATGCGAGCTGCAATACGAGCCTTATTGTTTGCAGCACGATCTAAAGACGGGTTGTTTTTTGGCACAGGTATAGACGTTCGCCAAACATTCGCATTTTTCCGTAGTCCTGATGCTGTGACTAAAGCCCCGGTGTCTCCTGCATACGATCTAGCAGTGGAATGCGCTGCCTCAACTGAATACTTACCTGATTGACCAGCAGCAGCCATATAGGAACCATTGCCATAAACCCCTTTACCTGCGTAATGAATGCCGCCTTGACTTCCACGACCTTGCCATTGATCAACAGATGACTGTTGTGGAATGCCACGGAAAAACACTAGATTGTCTTTGCCGTCAACATCTTTTACTAAATCATTTCTTGCCAATAATTGATCCATGTCTTTGACTAAATCTGATTTTGCATTAAATCCCTGTTGCTCATAAACCTCAGAAAGGTTTAATTTGCCGTTGCCTTGATAAGCTTTTTTGAATCCTGCTGAAGAGAGCGGTTTTAATGGTGCTTTTGCCTCGGATTTTGCTTTCGGTTTAGGCTTGGGCTTGGGCTTTGTTTTTCTTATCTTGTCCGGTTCGCCATAACGCTGCCTTAGTTCCTTCAGGCTGACCTCAGATCCGTCTTGTCGCAGAAACCGTGTCATCGCCCCATCAGGGCCATACTTGTCAGCCAAGCGATTAAAATATCTTGCCTTGTCCCTGCCTCCCTTTGTGTCTTTGCCGCCGTTCAGCATCCTTGACTGTGCAGCACTTGGCTCAAATCTTGACTTGCGTCCGCCCTTAGTGCTCCCTCTTAAGTCATAAATGTGTTGCGCAGCACTGATGTTGACGGGCACTCGGCCACCCTCTGCCTTTGCAGAATTAGGGTTTGCCTCTTTTGTTGGCCTATGGCCTCGCGTATTAGGCGGAGGTGGGATGCCTAAGCCTTCATAATCAATGACCGGGATTGTTGTAGACCTGCAACCGAAATGTGGCGGACTTGCAGGCGTTGGCCCTTTGCCGTATTCATATACGTTTTGATCTAGGTTGCGACAAATCGCCGTTGTACGGCTATCAAGCGTGGCAATCCATCGATATTTTTTTGTGATGTCTTGGTTTGCCTTGTAAACCGCTTGGCTTGCTGCGTTTGACGTTGCATTGATGCTCGTTCTAACCAGCGTTCGCACTTGGTGCTTAGCCATCTTCCATGCGTTTCCAGATTGCGCCAGCGCAACTTGTCGCGGCGTCAACGCCTCTGTTGAAAACCCGAGTTCTCCATACAAAGATCGAGCGATAGATGCTGTGCTTTCGCCGCTCAACAACCCATCAAGCACCGAACGCGAAAACAACTCACCTTGTCGCTCTGCTAAACCACGAAACGCCTTTTTTACGCTTGTGCCGTCAGGCATGCGAATAATTGCGCCCTGTCTCGCAGTCAATTTCATTGCCGCACCAGACCCGCGCACTGCCTCTTCTATGTTTTGTTGCAGCAGATTGGTTCCAACGTCCAATGGATCAGCTTTAACCACTGCCTCAGCAAATGCCTCTGTAACCTCCACGCTTCTTACTGATGATTTGAACTCAGCAGGCACCGCACGCATCAATTCATTTTTTGCAAACGACACCTCAACATCTGCTAAACCGTCCAGCTGCCTTGTCAACTCATCAACGCTCTGATCCGACCATGAACGCATTGACTCCAAGTTTTGCTGTATTAACGCCCGTGTTCGTGCTGCCTTAAATTCTGGACGTTGGCTGCTTGGCATCTTGTCAATTCTTTCAAGCTCTCTTACGCCTTTAATAATTTGACGCCGATATGATTCTAGCAATTTATTTGCAACGCTATTGCTAAACCTATTAAGGTCCAAAGCCTTGCGATAGTAAGACGTGGGGACACCTGCAACACCGCCGTCTTTGATGCTTTGTTCAAGCAACCGGCGCTGACCGCTAATTGGGGTAAACGTCATGGATCCTCAAGGCCTAGCTCTGCAGGCTCACACTCGATATACACAAAAACATCTGCAGACGACTGCTCCAAAAAGCCGCTTACAACCTCGGTAAATTTGGCTGCATTTAAAACGTGATCACCATAATCTTTAATTGCCACTTCAGTTACAAGCACAGGCCTTGGAGATGAGTTTGGGTAACAGACCCGCACTACAGCAAAGCAACCATCAGCCAAAACACCTTTGAAGACATGCAGCTCATGCCGTGGGTGGTTGCGTTTAATTGGCCACATCGTCTGAGTTGTCCTCCTCGTCTTCATCTTCCTCATCTTCGCTCTCTTCCTGCAGGCTGTCAGGGCCTTCCTCTTTCTCGTCTTCTTGCAGTGGTTCCTGCGTGCCAGACAATCCGCCCATCTGCGTAGCTTCAACTTCGGCTTCAACGTCAAAATCATCACCCAGCACCTCTCCCTCACTAAGCTGTTGCAGCAAGGTTTCTTGAGTAATCGTGCCGGCTGTAAATAGTTGCAGAAGCGCCTGAATATCTTGCGGCTGCAAGCGTTGCCCTAAGAAGTCACGATTGATAAAGCTGTAGCCAGCCTGGCGCTCGCCTAAATAAGCAGCATGGAATTTCAAACAATTGTCGATCAGATCCTGCATTTGCTGGCTGATGACCTGCATCACTGAATCCCCTTGTGAGCGGTCGATACGCTTTGACTCAGCTGTCTCTGCTGACAGCTTTTGACCTAAAACGGCAGCCAACCCAAGGGTGTTGATTTGGTCTTCAATCTGGTCTAAGCGCCGGAACTGCGATTCAAAACTGTCGCTAGGTGGCGAGACAAACTCAACCTTTGACTCAGCAGGCAATGCCAGGGCTTCGCCAGGCCCTGCAGTGATCTCCTCTGCACTTGCTGGGTAACCGTAAATGGCCAAAAATGGCACGCTGCTGATATGCAGCTGATTGTCTAAATCGCTCTGTATCTGGTACGCCTTGAGGTTTAGCTCTGCGATGTCTTCTAGCGGTGGGCGTGATTCCAAGAATCCATATCGGTTGGCGTAAGCAATGGCGAAAGGAATTTCACTAAGGCCAGTGCTGCCCTCATCAACGATTTGAAACTCTCCAGACTCTGCCCGTCTGTGAATTTCAAAAGCGCCAGGAGTGAGCACACGCACCTGATCAACCATTTGTTCGCCGTATTTGCCATCAGGCTCAACAACCGTTTCAAGCAAGCGCAGTTGAGTCAGGCTTAACTTGCCGTCTGCCTGTTCATATCTCCACCCAATAATTTCTCGTGGGCTGTACGTTGTCCAAAAAGGTCTGCCTACGCCTGGTGTTTTAGGGGCATCAACCAGCACACCAACATGGCCATAACGCAGCATCTTTTGCGCTGTAGCAAACGTAAACAGGGTGATGTCGTTGCCTGCTAAATCGATGTCAAATAACTGTTCATTGATGCGGTCAGGCACGTCAATCAAACGCACAGGCTTGCGCGTAAGCATTCCAGCCAGCATCTTTTCAAGCCTAATTAAGTAGGGGGGTGCTGTAGATCTGCTAAGTCTGTTTTCATAACTTTCATCGCTTTCACGTAATTCTTGAAAAAGATATTTGCGTTGTTTTGAGCGTAAGTGCGCTGTGCCTTGAATCAAATCCTCAATGAGCTGCCAATGCTCCTGCATCTCCTGCCAAGCAGTGCTTGGAGCAAAAACGTCATCTGCAGGTGCGACATTTTGCCGATTGAAAGCACTAGACGAATACACGGCAAGCCCTGGCCCTTTCAAACGATAATAATCGACTGAACAGTAGACACAAGAAAGGGGGCGGTTTGTCACCTACCCCCGATCTGCGAGTTTAATCCCGTTAGACGCTCTAGAAACGAATCTGCCAGACCTTGTTCAATGATCCCCTGGTACCGACGCATCGGTGATCCAGATTCACGCCATTAATATACCCTGATGCCAGTACCCCTGCCAGCCCTCACATGCAAGGGGTTGAACAGCGCCCACACCGCGTATCCAAGGGCGTCGTTTAAGTGGTCGTAGCCGGCTTCTTTGTCTGGCTGCTCTGGGTTGCGTTCTGTATAACTTTGAAGTTCCAAGCACTCAATCATCCGTTCGCACTTGGCAAGGACCTGCAACCGGATCTCGCCTTTTCCGTTTTCAAGCATCGCCTGCACCGCTGCTACCCGATCTCGGATAAGTGGATTTGATTTGCCTGCAATGACAGATAAGCCGGCCATTTGCAGCAGCTCGCAGTCAGTCTTTGAGGCATTCGTGCTTGAATTTGCGCCTGATGCGTCAGGGTATACATAAATAGGGGCAGAAACATGGGCAGATCTTCGCTTGATTTCTGCAGCCAGGGCATCTGTGTCATGAGCCTTCACCTCATCGATGATCAAGAATTGATTGCCCAGACGAACACCGCAGACGGCGTTGCAGTTACCAATGTTGAAATCAATGCCCCAATGACGCGGTTCGTTGTCGAGGTTGACCGGGGCCGCCTGAATGACGTGCTTCCCTCGGTCGAATCTGTCGTAAACCTGCGTACTGTTTAGAAGGACGAACTCACCATTTAGGTAAGCGGCAAGGCTGGCGGAGTCGTAGTTCTCCTGCAGCCGTTCGATGAAGTCTGGCGGCAGATGTGGATTATCTGCGGTCTTCATCTTAATCAACCTGCGGTCGCTGCGCTCCTGCATTTCAGGTTTGCCAAATTGTTGAAACAACCAGCGGAAGCCTTCGGGTGTGCTGGCTACAGCAAATTGCCGCTTATTGCCAACGCGAAGACGGCCCAGGATTTTCTCAAATGCGTTCTGTGCATCGACGAGCCGCAGAATGTCTATCTCGTCAAACAGTGCCCAAGCTGCATTAACGCCAACGGCTGAGAAGGTGCCGTTTTTAATTGAGCGGCACAAAATGGTCGTGGGCTTTTCCAGGTGCAGCACATACTCAGGCAGCGGGCTTGTCCTGTAGGTGTAAGGGATCCCGTATTGCTCCAAGAAACGGTCGAAACTAGCCTTCCATATATCCCTGATCATCGGGTAGGTCGGCTCCATCACGATGCCAGTGTGGCCTTGGTTTTGTACGGCAAGGACCACGGACTTTGCATTCAGGCTGTGCGTCTTGCCCGCGCCATACCCAGCTGTTAACCCCAAAATCTGCGTGTCACTGTCTTCGACAAACGCCAACTGTCCAGGGTGCAAATCAGCCTTAATGCGTTGGATGATGTCGTCAGCGTCTTGTGCTGATGGCGGCGTGGCGAACTGCGTGAGGGGTACGGCCTCACAGATGTCGTCAACAAGGCTCATGACATTTCAAAGCGCAGGAGCCGAGCTTGCAGCTCAATAGCTTTCAACGCTGTGCTGTATTGCTTGCCATTAGTGGCTTTGCGCTGAATGTCCTTAAGAGCGCACAGCGACTCATGCAGCCACTCTGGACGCTCTAACTCGGCATCAAGCTTCTGATGCACTCTGGCGCGTTTGATGTACTCCTCAACCTGCCTGGTGCCTAGGTTCCAGGTTTCCGCGCCATATTGCAGAATTTGGGTTCTGCTGTTGCCTTCCAATAGCAGCTTGTAAACGGAATTTATACGTCCGTCTATTTCGACGTTTGTAGATTTTGCCTTTCTTGCTGCCATGAGCAAAGGTTAACAGGGCTTAGCAGATTCATGCAGGCAGTTTAAGGCGACTGAGGTGATGTGAATAGCTTGCTCGCGAGAAAGAAAGCCGCGATATTTGCGGCGCACTTGTTCAGCGGCTTCAAACAATTGGGCAGTTGTTGGCCTGCAGGCGTTTGATTGCAATTGTTCAGCTATCACATGAGCGAGCGGTTTGTTTAGCTGTTCTGCAGCTTTGCGATACCTTTCCAGTTGCTTATTGGGAATTGAGATTGAGATTTTAGTTTTGGCCATTGGTAGCAAGACGCAAGATTGAATTAATTTCGTTTAGCTGCGCAGAAATGTGCCCATAGGAATGTAGAGGCAGTGGCGCTTGATCTTCAATTGTGTTGTCGAGAATTGCAGAAGCAACGTCCTTAGCTTCATCAACAAGGATTGAAATACGCGAGACGACAGGTTGCTGCCTGATGGTCAGGTCATTCATTTGATGCGAAAGCAGGTAGCAGCTCGTTTAAGCCTTGGAGCTGCTGCTTGACGGTTGCAATGTAGTCCGGGAGCTGTGGGTTCATACCAGCACGGACCTGTTGTCTTAATGAGTTGAGGTCTTGCGCGGAACGCTGCCAAAGATCACGGCGCTTGCGGTGGATTTCGCGGATGATGTCCTTGTCAGGGTCAACGCCGATTGACTGTTGACGACCATTGATGTCGGTTGTTTTGACGCCTGAGGAATCGCGAAAACCTGAGCGTGTGGTCTGACTCTCGAAGTCTTGGGACTCGTAGGCCGCAGTGCAGTGGCAGATGATCGCGAGATCTGAACCACCATGACGATGCAGAACACCGTCGATCACGATGGCGTCGTAGTCGGTCAGGTAGTCGTTGAGCAGGCCATCGCCGTTGGAGACAATGCCGGAGTCGTAGCAGGCGAAGCAAGCGACCTTTGGTGCGTAAAAGGTCGTGTCGCGGTCAAGGGAAGACCGCTTGTGCGAAGAAATCATTTTGACCAGGGGTGTTTAGAAGGGATCACCTTCCTGGGCGTCAGAATGCAGCAGGGGTGCAGGTTGCGCCTTTGCGGTTGTGGCAGTTTCCAGAAAGGATTCATAACGGCCATCGCGCAGCCATCTGAAGCAATCTGGGAAAGGGCTCGCGAAGCCGCCATTGCGCTCCGCTATGGCCTGATCCTTAAGCGCAGCCATCAAGGCGCCTTCTAGGGCCTTCTGAGGGCCTTTGGCAAGCTTTTTGTACTCAGCCCATGCCTTGGGTTTCGATTGGCCTGATGCTCGCTTCTTGATTTTTTGATATCGCTGCCAAAAGGCCAGGAACTCTTCGGAGTAGGCCGGCTTGTCGCGTTTTCGGCCTTTTGCAGCTTTATGGCTGTTATTTAGTTCTCCTGTATTTAGTTCTCTTGTATTTAGTTCTGGCGGCAGCTCCTGCCGGGGGGGGCGGCATATC